TCATAATGTTTCTCCGTAAAGATTTTATTATAACAGTAAGCATACTATTTGTAAACAAGACATATCCAAATTCAATTCTTTTCCTGGGCCTATCTGGCTGGTTGTTTTTGTGTGTTTATATTCAGATCCAAATAAAAAAGGGCAGTCCGAAAACTGCCCCCGATTGCTCCGACTCCGACTAGCTTAGTAAGTAATCTACCAAGACTACTATAGCTATTAAGGTCAGTAAAACTATTTCCATTTCCATCATCATGATAACTCTATAGTTTTACCCACGCACTTTTCTTCAAAGTGGTCTTTTATATGCTCGTAGTCATATATCGGCAGAGCTACTTTGTCTGTACCCCAATACCCCTGGACCTCTTGACTCCAAGTATCAATCCATATAGCTGGACCACCACCTGCAACCATCAAGATACAGTCTTGAAACTCACAATCGTTGCCGACAATATATTTAACATCATATACTTCAAGATAGTTGTCGCCTTCTTCATCATGAAATTGATAGTTAGAAATGTTTTCTTGAATGTCTTTACACATATCAAAAAGCCTTTGGTGTGTTGAACTTTTTAAATCAGCCATTCAATCTCCTCCTAGCTCTCGCCCTTTTATTTTTAATGTGGACTTTGGCTTGGCGTAGAGAATTGAACTCTAGACCATCTATAGATATACGGTAATGACCGTAATCATTTTTTATGTATTTAAGTTTTTCACTCATATCTTTTTCTCCGTTTATTAGTGAACTTAAATAATATCTGTTTGGCTACTAATTGTCAACTATTGTTTTTACACCTGGAGAACACGCAAACGATAACGCTGAGGCTCGGGATTTGTGATCCTTATTGTGTACTTTAGATTTTTTTTAAAACAAAAAAAGGGGAGCAAAAGCTCCCCCCGACTGTTCCCGACTTTTATGCCAAATCTTTTACTTTTCCATTTTCATCTTTGATTAAAAGATATTCAAATCCACAGCCACCTGCTAAATTTTGTTTGTAATCATCAATTTCTTTTTCGTAATCGCCTTCAATTTCATTCTTGTAATTACCTGACGGTAATCCAAGAGCTTGGACTTCGGGAAGAAAATCACAAATCATTCTTTTTGCTTCATCTCCCCATTCATCATTCTCATCAGTAATTACTGCGACAGTAATTTTCTTACCAATAATTACATCACAAAACTCGAAAGTTTTTCCTTTAATTTTTTTAGTCATAATGTTTCCTTTTGTTTAAGTTATGGATATATTATGGCAGGTAGTTTACTATTTGTCAACTATTTTTTTAGATTAATTTTACATAAAGTAAACAATTCTTATAACTTCTAGTTATACTATTTGTAACAAAATATCGTCCTGGAAGATTTGAGATCCAAGAAAAGATCGCCTGGCTCTACGGGATCCGTTGTGTTAAAATTATGTGTATATAATCCAAAAACTTCACCCGACAAGTCCTAACAGCAGTCCCGACATGAGAGCCGACTTTGTTGATCCTATTCAGTTGGGAAAAACTGCTTTTTTTTACAGTAAGCGATCAAAAGAGAAGGGTAATGCGATTTCCTTTTCTGATAACAACGATTAGATATTTTTTATTATTTTTTGTAGTTACTTATTGTAATCTGTTAAATAGTGTCTATAATATACAGATAGTAATCAATTATTTAAGGAGATATTATGAAAGACTTGATACAAGAACTATGTGAGAAGGAAGCAAAACTCACTTTTTATAACGACCATTTGAAATGCTTAGTTGAATTTCAATGGGATTTTGAAAGGAAGGTTTTAGATACAGAACTAAGATTTTCTTTAGCCAACAAACAAAGAGAAATTGAAAATAAACTTGAAGAAGTTAGAACTCAAATAGCCGTACTTGACTCAAGCTTTGAAGTTAAATATGGCTACAGCTTTGTACAAGATTTTAACAGACAAGCTTGGATAAACGAACAAGCCACTAAACTTAACCAAATAGATTGGGCAGAATGCGAAGATTTTTCTTTAAAGAGTTATCAAAAAGATTTACAAAAATATGATGACGAAAAGGATCGAGCAATTAAGTTTTTTGGAGAAAAATTTGTTAATGGAGAGTTAAACTAATGAGCAGTAATAAAAATCTATTAAGAAAAGAAATCAGATCAATAATACAAATTATTGATACTAGAAATTTATCAGACGAACAAAGCGAAAAACAATTTGACGATTGGTGGTGTGGCGAAATAGACGAATGTTATTTAACCAACAAAATGTTTGATTGTTGTGAAGATATAATGTCGTCTAACGAATGGGACAAAGCGAGAAGTTTTTGGGATAGAGCAACGCCTGATGAAACTCTTGATTACATTGAAGATTTTATTAACAAACAAGAATAGGAGGAGATATGTTTAATATAGTTGAAGTAATAAGAAAGAAAGGAGACAACATTGATAAATCTTATGTGGTAGTTGATGTTGCAACGAGAAAAACCGTAGCTGATTTTAACCACAAGTACCAAGCAGAAATGTTCATTACTAGAAAAACAGATTACAGAGCAATAGAGGAGGTCTAATGAAAGATCAAAAAACTTTTTATATTAGAGTAAGGGCAGACTATGTTGGCTACTACAGAATAAGAGCTAATGACCTCACACGAGCAGAAGAGACAGCTAAAATTATGTTAGATGAAGATATGAACGATAGAGTTTATCCGTCTATAGATGTAGAAGAATATGATCCAAAAGATCATTTACCTTACAACACAAGCAAAGAAGAAGATTGGGATTTAGCAGAAAAATGGACTCAAGAAGATATGCAAGAAAATCCTGATAAGTACCAAAGCATTCAATCAGATAACCAAGATATTTTTTTACAAGAGGAGGAACTATGAGTCAGCCGACAATTAATGATCTACAAGATATAGCAGAAGAATTGAATTACATTTATGGCTTTTCAAAGGACGCACACGGAGAGTATTTTTGTGAAAATAGCTTAAACAATGTAGTTATTTTAAAAAGATATATGCCTGACTGTCCTGCTTGGAGTGGCGATATAGCTTTGGTTGTTCATGGTATGTCATGTTGCAAAGATATTCTTTATAGGATCGAAGGCAAGTGGAAATGGGTGGAAAGCATGAATGAAGGAATTTACGATCACAATAAAGAATTAATTTAAAGGAGGAGAAACAAATGAAAGAGGTAAAATTTACTAATAGAGAAAACCAAAAAGACAGTTTAGTTTTAGAATGTTCTACTGTTGGCGGTGGCGGTATTTTAATTGCTTTAGGAAATGATAAATTTTCAGACGATTGGGCGGATTGGGATATTGATGACGATCAAGAAACTTATCTTACAGAAATAGACTCTCAAGTTTGGAATTGTTTTGAGTTTACTGAATATGAAGATATTAATAAACCAAGTGATTTGATTGGTAAAAGCATTTCCGTACATAGCGGAAATATAACCTTTCCCGAAGATGAAATTACGAACATAGACGCAATTTATAAAGTCAAAGATTATTTTCCGTATGATGAACTAACAAAGGAGGAAGTATGAGGAATTTTAAAGAACATGGAGATATAAACCAAGAGATTTGGTGTACTTTTGATGAAGAAGTAGGACAAGATAAAGAACAAAGATACTTTATTGAATGGGATATTACTGAAGATATAGACCAAGTAATTAAAAATAAACTTAAAGACGAACTTCAAATTGACGAAGATAATTATTTTACTATGGATAATATGGAAGGTTTTTGTACTTCTAATTATGAAGAAGGCATGAAGTTTTATCGAGACTTATCTTTGATAATTGATGAACAATTAAAAATATGGAAGGAGAAAGCATGAAAACAATATCATTAGAACATGTTGATGAATATGAACAAGGTCATTGTGATAGAAAAGAAAGGTGGGAAGGTAATGATGATTTGATAATAAAAAAATATTTATTACAAGATACATACACAAGTTATATTCCTTACTACACTTCTAACTCAATGGAAGAATTAAATGAATTAATAGATGAAAGATTTGTTTTTAATGATGAAGAAGATAATTTATTTTATGAAGATAATGTAATTGATTTGCCAATGTATTTAAGTCAATCTTTAAGAACAAAGCTAGATAGATTGGGATGTTTTCATTTATACAAATGGGATAGTAAATCTCGAACTTACATTGAAGATTTAAATTTAGGTACTAGAACTTATCCAAAAAATGCAGAATTTGAAACTTAAACAAGTACAAGACGCTATAGAGTATCTGAGAACGATACAAAGCAATCTTAATCCAAGAAAAGCTAAGCTTGGTAATAAACCAATAGTTTGGATTTCGGTGGATAATCAAGCAGATTTCAGTTTGCTTTCTCAAGCTTTGAAGAGCATGAGGAATGTAAAGTGGATTGGTATAATATTAGAAACAGAGGAGGTAATATGAAGCCATATATGTTCATTACACATAATGAAGGTGTCGATTTAAATAAGGTCTTTGGATCAAGTTTAATTGGCTATTTAAAATGTTCTTATCAAGAGTTGATCGACTCTTTTGGAGATCCAATGAAGATAGATTTATCTACTTCGGACGGAAAGACCGATGTCGAATGGGAGATTGAGTTTCAAGACGGAACTTATCTACACATTTACAATTGGAAAAACGGCAAGAACTACTTAGGTGAAGAAGGTCTTGAAGTCGAAGATATGACTGAATGGAATGTCGGTGGACACTCTAAAAAGGACTTAGATAAACTGCAAATGGTGTTCCAAGTTAATAAAATCAAGGCACTCGTTAGCCATTAATGGTGTTTTGGGAAATTGTGCTGGTTGCATTAATTGGAATAGTTGTCTTAGTTGATTACTATTTTGGTTAGACAAGAGGTGTAATTAGCAGTTAAAATATAATCGAAGTAGAGCAATACTTGTCTTTTTCTCCCCTTTTATTGCTCTACTTCACTTTCTAGATCATTCACATCATTATTTTCTAAAGCGTTATCTTGTATAACTTGTGCTTCTATTGTCTGGCCCAGCAGCGTTTCTAAGCGGCTCTCAACTTCTTCTCTACTCATCTGGTCAATTTTTCCAAACATAACTTCCTTACGGTCAACAATAAGACCCCCGACTCTAAGCAAACTATTTTGAGCAGAGATTGCAGCATTAAAAGATCCAGCTTCCAAAGCTTTATCCCGAATGTCATAAAGGTCTTGTACGGCACGATCATAATTAAGCTCGTACTTCTTCTTAACTTCATTCATCAAGTAATTGTATTCGGATCTAATTAAAGGATTGCTCATGAGCTTGTTTGCGGCCTGCCGTGGATCTTTATAACCTGCCTTCGCAGCCGACTCGATCAGAGATAGTCTAGGATTATTTACAGCAGTCCAAATGAATATTCTTTGTCTGCGATTAAGCTTCTTGTCAAGGTTGCAAGTTTCGATAGGGGGAGTATCTTTTTCAGCAAGTAGATTGCCTTCGTAGGTTGTATCATGTTTCTTTTGATAATCTGCCATGATTTTTTAGCGTATTCTAATACGACCTCCTCCCACCATTCTCCCAATAGTGTGTAGCAAGGGTACACTCCCGACTGTTGTATTGTCAAGAACTTTAGAGTATTTAAGGGTATTTTCTTATTATTCCTATGACAAAAATGAAAAAAATAAAATATTAATGAAAGCCTTATAAATAAAGGGTTTGCGGTGTCATGAATACCATGACAAAAACTCGACAATATTAATTTTCAGGATCTATTTCAAAATCAGCAGTAAAAAAAATACCTTCTTCACCTACATAATCTTCAGGAAGATGTGCGTCTAATGTTTCATTTACCAGGCGTACTGTTTCTTTATCAGACTGTGTGATCTGCATTATCTTTTGTAAAGCATAAGAAAGCATACAAAGGCTAGTCATAAGTTCCGACTCTCCTCTTACACAATGATTATCTACAATGCTGTCGCATTTACTTATAAGTTCTTGAGTAGTAGGAGGCCCTAATTTTTCAGTAAAATTTATAACTTCGTAAGCCATAACAGATTATATACATACTTAACAGAAAGGTGAAAGGGCGGAGAGATTTCTAGCTAGGCTCTCTCCGAAGCCTTAGCCGTTAATTTGGGAGAATGACATGAACGGCACTAGAACTAAGGGGAGCAACTTAAAAAATCTCCCCTTAATTACAATTAGTGGACATAATATACTAATTGTGTGTATAATGCAAACAGAGGTAAGAGTTTATGGAAGAGGAAGAAAAAAGTTTGATACACGAATTAGCTATGGCTGAGTTTGACTTAGCAAGAACTAAAGAATGGATTAAAGAAATAAAACAAAAAATTAAAGAGAAAGAGGAGGAGCAACATGCAAAGTCTGCCTGAAATATTAGAACCACATAAGAATTATGTTTTGAATGAAGCATATTACTTTCCAAAGCTTACAAATAGCTTTTATCACAATAGTCCAGGAGTTAGTTCATCAACTATAAGAAAGTTTATGGATAGCCAAGTACACGCCTTATATGAAGAAGTAGAGGACTCACCTGCCCTAAGGTTTGGAACAGCAGCCCATGCCCTTATAGTAGAAGGCCAGGAAGCTTTTGATAAAGATATAGCAGTTATTGTCGGATCTCCTTATACAAGTGCTAATAAGTCTTTAAAAGCAGACTATGAGCAAAGGGGTTATACAGTTATCAATAATCAACAGAAAGACGATATTTTTGCCATGCAAGACGCACTTATTCCTGAGGCAAATAAGTATTTAAATCCAAATGAAACTGATTATCCCTCTATATTTGAAAGTCCATACGAGTCGTCATTTTATTGGTATGAAGGAGAAACACTTTGCAAGTTAAGATCTGATGTTATTAGACACCCGATAGGTCAGCCGTATTCCGAAAAGAACATAATTATTGTTGATTACAAAACTACGGCAGATTGTTCGCCCAAAGGATTTGTAAGCTCTGTTCGTAAGTACGGCTATGATTTACAAGCGTCTTGGTACAAAAGAGGGTATGAAAAAGCGGGATTTAAGGTAGAAGGGTTTTACTTTGTCGCACAAGAAAAAAAGAAACCTTATGCTAGTAAAATCTTCAAAATGTCTGAAAAAGATTTAGTAGCTGGGTGGATAGCATTAGAAGGCACTTTAGGGCTATATAGAGACGTTATGAAGGGCGAAGAGCCTATGATCCACAATTCTCCTAATCTTGTAGAAATTAAGCTCAGAGATGACAACAATGTCAGTTAAGGAGGAGAGAAAATCAAAAACGATTTCTTGTCGAGTCAAGCCAAGCACATACCAAAAGTTAGAAGAACTTATGGATAGTTTGTTTATAGAAAACATAGGTGATTTTATAGAGTTTATTGTCAAACATTGTGAAATTAAAAACGAAGGACTTTTAAAAGAGTATCAAGAAATTATTAAGCAACTCGAAGAAAAGAAAAGTTTTTATAAAGCTAAGTTGAAAGTTAGTTTGCAACTTAAAAATGGATTAGAAGAAGATAATGAGAGAAGATAAATGGGCTATAGCTTTGGGAATATGTATCTT